CTGTCGTATCGTAAGGTACGGTGTCGTATACCCCCAAAGGTGAAGCTATCGCTGGTGTGGATAGCGAAGGCCGAGCTATACCGTATATTCCTAAAGCTACCCAATCAAGTAGCATACCTGTTGGTTGTGTGTAAATAGGTAAATTTAAGGTGTTTGTTCCATCTAAGTATTGTTGTGCCAATACGTTATAAGCGGTAAAAAATGCCGTTAAATCTTCGTCATCATTGTATTGTTGATACAAATAGGCCGGAAGAATTTTGGTAATCATTTATTAGCCTTGAACAACGGATACTAATCCCGCTGCGGTAGAGAAATAGCTTTCTGGATCGCCATAAATCAAAATTGTGCCGGCAACGGGCGAAGTCGCTACGCCGTTAATCGCCACCACAAAATTAATTTTTGATAATAAATTTACTGGCAAAATGGCGGCAATTGCGGCTTGGAAAGTTTCTTGCAATTCAAACGTATTAATAGGCTGTCCTACAGTAATACTATTAATGTAAGTAACAATAGCTGGCGTTGCCAAAGATGAAACCGCCGTTGGGGATACCAAATTAGTAGAAATTGTATTCCAAGTGATTGTTACTCCAACGGTTTGCACTGGTGGGTTTACAAAAGTAATGCTATAAGTATCTGGGTAGTCATTGATAGATACAGTTACATTGCGTAAATTAGGCGTAATTTTTCCGCCGCTTGCCCAAGTACCAAAGCTGGTAGTATTCACGCCTACGCTAAAAGTAGTAGCGGTCAATACGGTAATTGTGTAGTTTCCGTTAAATGCGCTTGGTGTTGCGCCGGCAATATTAATTACTTGACCAGTAGCAAAGCCATGATTTAAGTTAGTAGTAACCACGCCCGGATTGGCATTGGTAAAGGCTTGAACCGATAAGGTAGATCCTACAATGCTTGAAATGTCAGGGACGCTTTTAAAAATAGCATCGGCTACTGAATACGGGTCGCCGCCGCCGCAAATTACTTCCCATTGATTAGAAGTAACATTCTTGATCGAGATCAAGTTTGGTTGAACACCCGATACTTTTTGAAGCTGAGTTTTTAAGAAAGTTGGTGTACCTTGAGCTGTAGCAAAGCCAGCATTGATAACTTGAGCCTGATAGGATTGAATAGTTTGAGCTATTGCGCCTGTTAATCCTGCGCTCAAGTTAGTACACGTTAATGTCACGCCGCTAGGGATAGATGTAATGATCTGCGTTACAGTACCAGCGGGAACTGCCCAAGAACCGGAATTAATTGCTAGACAATAAAGAGCTGAGCTTTGCCCGCCAGAAGCAATTACGCCGCCATCTTGAACGATATATTGATATGTGCCATCAGATACCGTAAATCCTACCGGAATAACAAAACCAACGGTTCCAGAGAAAGTTACATAAACAGAAGTATTTGAGCCGACGCCTTGCTGTACACCATATACCGCGCCTAGTTCATTTAGGATAAATTGGTTGGCAGTGTATGGGCTAATAGAGTTAACCAAGTCTACATAGGCTTGATCTTGGATAACGACAGCGCCCGCAGCCGTAGATGCCATATCCTCAATTAATGAACCAGGGAGATTAGCGGTAAGACCGGGAGATAACAAAGTAGCCGCAGCGATTAATTCATCGCGCAACACTGTTGGGCTAGTTGTAACTGCGCCCGCAGTTGTTAAAGTACTCATTAGCTGGCCACCTGTGATTGGATTACGGTTCCGTTTTGGAAGATTGCTGAGATATTATAAGTTGGTTCCGTTGCATTTGGTTGCTTCGCAATTGTCAAATTAGCAAAATATGGGGCATATTGCGTTTGCGTTCTATTGATCGCAGCGTCGGGTGCAATTTGACTCATAACAGATTGTTGCGCTGGTATTCCATAGTTAGCATAAAAAGGGCTTTCGCCCTCATTTAAGCGCAAAGTTTGAGCTAAAGTTGCCAGCCAAATATAGCCAGTTTCGGTAACTTCTACCCATTGACCTGAATCCGTTTTTCCATAAGTTCTCAATTTGGCGCTCCTGTATTGCCCGCGCCGGTCTGTACACCACTATGCGTATGTGTACTTCCGACAGCTTTTCCGTTGTTAGTAAGTGTGCCAGTATTGGCAAAATTACCGGTTTGATTAATATTACCAGTGACGTTCATAGTGCCGCCAGTGCCGCCAGAAATAGCAAAACCATTTTGGCCTGTAATTAAGCCTTGAACAGTCAAATTTCCTGTCATGGTGGTATTGCCATTTTCTACTAAAAGATTTCCGCCATTTAAATTAATCGTAACCCCGCTATGGTTTAGCGTAATGTGGACATCTTGATCTATGGTACTGATATCTACCCCATCAATGCCGTACATCACTAAATATTGGCCGTTAACTGAAAACCAATTTTTATTGCCAATTGGTACAAATATAAGCCCGCCAAGGTTACTTGGATGGCTAAGAGGAGCTACGCCCTGCCCTAATCCTGAAACGCCGCCCAAGCGGGTGCTGGCGGCCATACAAACACCTTTATCGCCAACTTGTACAGGTAATCGTATATATTCGGGTTCCGCTATTGGGCAAGTAACTGGCGGCAATGTCAACGCTCCGCTAAGAACTTCAAAATTGACTGTGACAATTGAGCCATTTACGGCGGTCACTGTGCAAGGCAATATCTGGCCTAAGCTCTGGTTATTGTCCTCAATTTTACGTTCTACAGCGTTATTGAGCGATACCGCAAAAGGGACTTTTTGTTCTAAGCTCATACTGATTTAGCTGTTATGCTAGAAGGAAGTGTTGGAGGGATAATGCAATCAATAACTGTAACCCAGCTATTGGCGTCTGCTTGTCGACTGCTTCCAAGATGACGAATTTTAGTAATTTGAAAAACGCCCTGAAACGAAATATTGTTTCGATTTTGAGAAAAGCTATTTACCAAATTGGTTGCAGGGCTTCCTTTTGGAAACACTACATATTCTCCAACGGCTAAATCGCCGCGCATTACTAATTTGGCTTGAATTGTAGATACATTAAGCCAAGTCAAATTACCAATAATATCTGTAAATTTAATATTTACTTTCTTTGGCGGCGCAGTTCCATCATTTAAAAAGAACCCATCAGGGCTAATAGTTATGCCTGCGCCAGCGTAGCCGGGCGTAGTAATAATTGTTTTGCTAACCGAATTAATGTAAGAAGAAAAAGATTCTAATGTGTAATACATTCCGGGCTGCGTTTCAGTGTAAATTAAATTATTACTGAGAGAGCCTTTAATTGGGATAGCTGGATAAGCTGTGCTAAGAGTGGTTCTGATAGCAGATTCCAAAGTAGTTTCTTTTACCCAATTCCATGACAAGTTAACGGGGTTAGAAGGCGAGCCAACTGCCGAGCCAACAATTAAATCTAAACTAATTTCGTTACCTTGCCAATTAGCAAACGATTGTAAAACACTGCCGCTAATGACAAGCCCGGCTTGTTTAGGATTAGCAAAGGGTAAACCCTTAGTCATACCAACCGAAATTTGAATCTTAGCAAATTTATTGTTTGCGTAGTCTGGGTTCAAATTGGCTAATTGGCTAATATCTTTATAAGTTATGCCGTAAATTCGTACCCAACTGTTTTGTGCTGTTTGATGAAACAGTTGCTCATACAAATCTAATTCAACGCGCAGCGCCGAGCCATTGTTTAGCCCCAAAGTATTTATTGAGCTGTATACAATTGGCGATCCACCATTTAGCGGTGTAATGGCTATCTTATAAAAACGCATTATGGGTTAATTTCAAAATTAGAACTGCTAACGCGGTAAACCAATGTAGACGTTGTAAAAAACCCAAATAATAGATTTATGTCGTCATCGTCAGGGGAGCCAATAATTGGGCGGCTCATAATTAAGTTACTAGAATTATCGTAAATTGAAACGTAGTAGCGTTGGCCATAAGCATTCCAACTGCAGACCGCTACATAATCGCTGCCGTCTAGCGTTGGATTGAATTGAAAATTGGCTGTTGGCGCGGGATTAAAATTTATCAAAGTTGTCATTACGAACCTACGCTTTCACCATTAGGCATATTGTAGCCATTAGGGTCTAAAGGATTAGATACGCTGCTAGGCGGTATTTCTGCCCAACTTAAATTGGTAGCATCTACTGGTAAACCATTAGAAAACTTACTCATTAAACTACCTAAAATTTGTTCCGCGCCAGATTGAGTAATTAAAGGCTGTACAAAGTCCCATTGGAACATATACTGCACTTGCTTATCACTAGGGCTGCTAACGTCATGTATGCTTGTTAAAAGGCAGTTAGTGTAGGTAAAAGCGGGAGTAATTACGGTAAAGCTGCCGCCAGCTAGTACATGAGCTTCAATGCCAATCTTTAATGCGGTCAGCATTGCTTGTTTTAGGATGTATCCGCCGTTGTTTTGTGCTGGGCAAACCATAAGCATAGAAATCTTTAAAGGCTGCTTAACGACGGCATTGGCCGCCATTTGCAAATTAGCAAACGGATATTCTGCTATTGCCCATTCTTGTAATGTGCCGCCCGGTAAAGGCTTAAAATGCGCAAAAAGTTCGCCAGCTAAAATACCGGGAAGGTCAAACATCTCAGTAAGAAAAATTACTGGTAAAACACCGCCCGGCATAAACTGAGCCAAACCATCTTGTAAGATGATTGGCGAATCTTCATACGCCAGTTTAAAAGCTGTTTTTAAGATGTCGCTCATTTTCCGCCTGCTCCCGGTGCTGCCGCTACGTTTGCGGTTGTGCTGCCGCCTGTATTGTTTTGAATGATAACTTTTACCGCGTCAGATGAGTATAGATTCTTTCCAGATTCCATTCTTGAAATACCCGCCATCATAGTCGCTAAAGTATTTGTGTCGCTAAAGTTCAACTGTTCGCCACGTCCTCTGCCCATTTGCTTTTCAAGCATTTGGATATATGCCTCAGTGTTATTAGACCCTTTAGGCGCATAAAGCCCCATAATACTTTCAATGGTGTCTAATTTCTTATATCCGGCTGCTTGAGAGCCGCCAGACGCATATAGCTGTAACTGCGATTGCAAAGCCTTAAAGCCGGCTTGCGGGGAATCAAATTTAGCAAATCCGCCTTCGCCTTGACTTGCTCCAGCTTGGCCTACAAATTTTAAATTGCCGGGATTGTTATTGCGTTCAGCTAAACTTAATGATGGATCTTTAAACCAGCTCTTTTGAGTTGGTGTCATTGAGTCCCAGTCTTTTTTGGCTGTTGAGCGTTGGAAGGCTACCGCCTTTTCATGCTCCTCAACTTCGCCGCCGCTAACAATGCCTAGCTTACGCATAATTGTAAGCAATCCAGAACCGAGTTGGCCAATGCCGTCGATAAAGTCTTTTACGTTTGAAGCAAATTCGGGGGAGGCCAAATAGCTGGCAAATCGCTCTACTGATTTTCTAAAATCTTCACTTGCTAAAAGATTTGTAACCGCGTCTGTAATAGTCTGCGATAAAGCTATTAATTGCGGCGTAATAGCCTCTAAATTCTTAATAAAAGATACTTCTAGCGTATTACCTGCAGTTCGTAATTGAATCCAAAACTCTTGCCATTTTTGACTAGCTTCGTCACTAACTTTGAATTTATCAACGTCAGCGGCCATCTTTCTAAATGTTTTTTGTAATTCAGCTTCACTAAGG